TTCGACCAATTCCATCTTATAGGCTACCGAAAAAACCTAATTGACAAAATAGGAGAAAGGATGGTTTTGCATTTAGAAAGTCAGCATAGACTAATAAAGAAGTGGTCAAGGACCGAATTAAACGAAATAATCGAAAAGTATAAATAATGGCGAAACTAAACGCAAACGGCAAAGTATCCTTTGGAGCAAGAAAGAAGGGTAAGGCTAAAAAGAACAATGGTCCTAAAGACAAACCTACTAAACCTTATAATAGACAAGGCAGATGCTAATAAAAGAAATAAAATCAAACCCTAATAATCCTAGAATTATTAAGGACCATAAGTTTAAACAACTTGTAAAGTCTATTCAAGATTTCCCTCAAATGTTAGAACTTAGACCTATTGTTATTGATGAAAACAATATGGTACTTGGTGGCAATATGAGATTAAAGGCTTGTCTTGAAGCTGGGCTAACCGATGTTCCAGTAATACACGCAAACAATCTAACTGAAGCACAAAAGAAAGAGTTTATTATCAAGGATAACATCTCATTTGGTGAACACGACTGGGATATATTAGCTAACGAATGGAACATAATCGAACTAGACGAATGGGGTTTAGATATACCAGCATTTGCTAACAATGACATACAAGAACCAAAGGACAATGCCAAAGATGGGAAGATTTGCCCTAATTGTGGTGTATCTTTGTAATAATTAAGAAAGAGATTAGAGAATATGGCAAACGAACATAATTTAATACCAGCACAAAAAGGCGAAATAAGAAACCCTAATGGCAGACCAAAGGGGGTTCCAAATAGTAAAACCAGATTGTTAAGATTATTAGAATTGGTCCAAGTAAAGACTAATCCTATTACTGGCGAGAAAGAAGAATTTACTGTTGCCGAGCAATTAGACCTAATGGTACTACAAAAGGCATTTAAAGGGGATTTAAAGGCTTACCAAGAGATTTTAGATAGATTAGAAGGTAGAGCAAAGCAAACGAACGAGATAGAGTTATCAGGAGGACTTAATGTAGTTTGGGAGGAGAAGAAAACTTACGTTGAAAAAACAGGAAGCCTATAATGGAATTATCCATAAAACAAACAACTGCTTTAGACCTATTAGAAGATAAATCAACAAATGAAATTCTATTTGGAGGAGGAGCAGGTGGTGGCAAGACGGCTTTAGGTTGTTATTGGCAACTTAAACAAAGATTAAAATACCCTAATACTAGAGGATTAATAGGTAGAGCAGTCTTAAAGACACTTAAAGAAACTACCTTAGTATCATTCTTTCAGATAGCTAAAATGCAAGGGCTTGAAGCTGGTAAGCACTATAAGTTTAACGGACAATCTAGCCAAATAGAATTCCCTAACGGTTCTACTATCCTACTTAAAGACCTTTACTCCTATCCTAGCGACCCAAACTTTGATGAATTAGGTTCATTGGAGATTACAGATGCGTTCATAGATGAGGCAAATCAAGTAGATGACAAGGCTAGAAATATTATTAAATCAAGGATAAGATTTCAATTGGACCAAAACGATTTAGTGCCTAAGATTCTTTACACTTGTAACCCAGCAAAGAATTGGGCTTACTCTGAATTTTACAAACCAGAACAAGACGGAACAATATCAAACAATAAAAGATTTATTGCTTCGTTAATAGATGACAATCCTTACATATCCAAACACTATAAAGAAAACCTTTTAACTTTAGATAAAGTTAGCAAAGAAAGATTACTCTTCGGTAACTGGGAATATTCCTCTGACCCTGCACAATTAATAGACTATGAAAAAATATTGGACACATTTAGGAATGATTTTGTTATTAGCGGTAATCCTTATATTACTTGTGACGTGGCACGTTTTGGCTCTGATAGTACTGTTATTGGGGTATGGAATGGATTGCGCGTTAAACTATATCAGTTCAATGGTAAGTCGGTTGTGGAAGTGGCTGAAATCGTAAAGAAATTTGCATTAGACCATAAAGTACCTTATTCCAATATTGTAGTAGATGAAGACGGAGTAGGAGGCGGGGTTGTTGATATTCTTAGATGTAAAGGATTTGTAAATAACTCTAGAGCATTAGATAATCCAATAACAAGGGCAAAAGAGAATTACGATAACCTTAAATCTCAATGTTATTACAAACTTGCCGAATTAATAAATGATAGCAAATTGTATATTAATTCTGATGGAAAGCAAAAGCAATTGATAATAGAAGAACTAGAACAAGTGAAACAGAAATACGTTGACAATGATGGAAGCAAAGGAATAATACCAAAGGATAAAGTTAAAGCTGCAATAGGTCGTTCGCCAGATTTTTCGGATTGTTTAGCTATGCGAATGTATTTTGAATATGCTCCTAAATTCGTTGTGTCTGTATTTTAGTATAAAATAACTAACTTTGACTAAATATTAATAATATGGCTATTTGGGATATTTTCTCCAAGAAAAAGATTACTGCCACAAAACCCTTACAATCGGTTTTACCAATGGCGGGTCCTTTGGGTTCTGCGGTTTCAATAAATAGAGGGATAGTAACTTGGCAAGGTGCCGATGCTCAATCTTTTGTTAACGATGGTTATTGTAATAATGATATAGTTTATTCAATTGTTAAACTAATTACAGATAAGGCAAGACTTGCTCCATTTAGTGTTTTCAAGGTTATCAATGAACCCGCTGCAAAAAAGTATAAAGCTTTAATGAGCCAACCAGAAAAGATTAAAAATTGGAAGGATGTTCTAGAATTAAGAACTAAAGCATTTGAAGAATATACTGGCGATGCAAGATTAAACGAATTACTTAAGCATCCAAACGATGAAGATTCTTGGGCAGATGTTGTAGAACAATGGTGCGCGTTTAAATTAGTTACTGGTAATTCTTTTATATATGGTAGACTTATTGAAGGCGGTGCAAATCAAGGTAAGCCTTTAACAATTAACGTTCTTCCCGCTCAATATATGGCTATCATAGCTAATGTAGAAGTATTTCCTCCGCAAGTAGCTGGGTACCAACTTTACTTTGGTAAGTTATGGTCATTTAAGAAAGAAGAGATATTACACGATAAGTATTTTAATCCTCAATGGAATATTACTGGTAATCAATTGTACGGTCAATCTCCATTAAGGCAGCATCTAGAACTTTAACTAGAAGTAACGAAGCAAAGACGGCTGCGGTTTCAGCGTTTCAGAATGGTGGTCCAGCGGGTGTATTGTTTATGAATGACGATAGATTTGACCCAATAAGCGGAGCAGATCAAGCAGCAGCATTAAAAAGGTCAGTAAGCGAAAAAGGTGGAAGTCAAAACTTTAACCAAATTGCGGTATCTGGTTACAAAGTAGACTGGAAGGAAATAGGATTGAGTCCAGTTGAATTAGGGATATTAGAATCAGAGAAATGGGATATGGTTTCGTTATGTAATGTTTACGGAGTGCCAAGTCAATTGATGAACGATGCACAAAACAAAACTTATAATAATCAAATGGAAGGAGAAAAGGCATTGACTTTACGTTGTGCTATTCCTTTATTGAATGAGATAAGAGACGACTTTAATAAGAAACTTCATACAGATTGGGGTTATGCTAATCAACAAGATGTATTTATAGATTACGATTTAACAGTATATCAAGAACTTGAAGCAAATAAGCAACAACAAGTTGATTGGTTAGATAAAGCTTGGTGGTTAACTCCTATCCAAAAGTATGAGGAAATGGGTATTCACGTTCCAGATGAATTAAGAGATGAATTAAATAAGATATATATTCCTAGTAACTTACAAGCACTAGATACATTCCAACCAATTCAATTGCCTAAAAATATTGACGAAATACTAAATAATAAATAATGAAAGATTTAAAAGAATTCGAGAACCAAATTCAAGAACTAGAAAAACAATACAGAACTAAAGCTTTTAGTGATGTTGAAATGTCTGTAACTGAAACTCCTATTATGGGACCAGAACCAGTAGAAAACGAACCTAATGAAGATACTCCAATGGATAACTTTGTGGACCTTATTTATTGTTTAAAGCAATCAAATGAACAAGCAATCGTTTGGCATCATCAAACAACTTCATTTTCAGTACATAAGGCATTAAATACTTATTACGATGAAATTGTAGAAAGAATTGATGGCTTAGTAGAAAGTGTAAGCGGTATATATGGTAGACCAATGGGTTATGAATTAGTTAACCCAGTAGACTATCAAAGCGTTGAGCAAGTGATTGCATACTTCCAAGCTTTATATGCAGAGGTGCAAAGTGAAAGAAT